GGATATTCTTGCCCGTGCGGTAGACCGTGACGGGGAATCCGGTGGTGTTTGGTGCTACCGTGACATTAAGGCTCTCTACATTTGCATCTTTCGCGCCGTCTGCGATGCTTATGTACACATTGCTTGCGGCATCGCAAACAGGCAGCGCGTTGTCCTCCATAGTGCTGAAAGAACTCTTTAACTCATTCAGTCCATCGCCTGTTGCCTTTGCATCCGCTGCCATTCCAGCGACAGTCAGAGTGGTATCAGTGTTAATTGCAGTCGAGTTATATACTCCACCGCTTGTCCATGCAGAACCGTTATAATAATACCAGTTTCCGTTCGTGTATCCGGTTTCAGAACCTGTGTACACATAGATTTTGCTTGTGTCCGTCATCGCTGCAGCAGTAGCTGCGACAAGCGGAGAACCGACAGCGCCTTGCAGGGCTGTGATTCTGTTACCTAACGCCGTGTCAGCGTTTGCCCTTGCTGTCGCTTCATTTGTAATACCTGTAGCGTTTGTCGTTACTCTTGTATCTAGTCCGGTTATAGTCTGCACAATTTCCGAAATTTGACTGTTTAAGGCAGTTAAAACTGCTTGAATTGTAGTATTGTTAGATGTGTTAATATCAGAAGCAGACAGAACAACAGCACCAGTTTTTCCATTAACGGACTGAACACCACCAATTAATTCGGGATGCGCTTCCAGATAATCGTGTATCAGTTCTTCAATTTCTTCCTCTGAATAAATCGTGTTTTCGCTCAAATAGTTTTGAATGTACGCTACAACGTCCGTGACACTCGCTGGGTCTAACCATACATTCAGCGGGGTGTACATCGTGTACGCCATATTTACCACCTCACATTATTCTGTAAGCACTGCAAACAACAGCACCAGGAAAACCGCCCAAATAAGCATCAATACAATTCCACCTCATCCAAATCAATCACACTAAGGAACAACTGCGAAACTTCGGGGAAGATGACTTCCTCATAAACGTCAAATACCTGTGCCTGTCTAAAGCCGCCCAAAATGTCTGCGGCGGTTTGAATGCCGATATTCCCGTATCTGTGTAACTTTGACGTTTCCTGCGTGTTTCCCCTGTCATCCGTCACACTGTCCGTTGAACCGTTCTGCGTGGTAATCGTGTTACCATACTGCTTTATGGTTTCAGCTTCCTTCGTGTTGTCCTTTGATGCAGAGGACAGATAATTTTCAATATCAGCAGTAAACCCGTCTGGGGTATCCATCTGGTGGTTTTTGTCTTCCGTTTCCGTTTTCGTTTCGGTTTCCAAATTCGGGGTTGTTGTTGTGGTCAGATTTGGAGACGTTTTGTTTTTAGATTGATAGGTGTTTGTATTTTCCTTTTCATAGTCCTCATTAAGATTATAATTGCGTGTCATTTCCTCATCAGATAAAGCACGTTCAGACAACAGCAGTTTGTGCCAAGTGTACGCGCGTTCTTTTACCAAACGATGGAAAGCCCTCAAAAATTTAGTGGGTGAGGAAAAGGCAATCTGCCTGTAATAAAAGTGTTCATTGATGTTGTCGATTATTTCATCGTCAAGATTTTCAGTATTCTGCGGGTACAAGGTTGAGAATCCCTGTACAATGTTCCAGATGTCTGAATCTTCATTAATCAGCAGATAGAACGGAATGTTTACCATAAATCACCACCCCTTTATATTGGCGTATTTAGGATAGCATACGGATGTGCAAAATTCAATGTGTCAATGTCGTTGAGTGAGTCATTGAACCACCAGAGATAGATACCATCGTTAAACAGCCCTGTCATCATATTATTGACAAACTGCGGACGATTGTAAACGCTGTTCGTTATCTTCGGCTCTATCATACGGTAATAATCGAATACTCTGCGGGTTTTCCTGCAAGTAATAAGCCCTTTACACATATGGCCCGATGACTCGTTGATTCTGTCAATGTCTGTAAGGTCCGCAGTTGTCGGAGCGGTTACTGAGATGTTAAAGCCATACTGCCCCAAGAAGACCAAATCCCCGAAAGCGTTAGAACCTGTGGACGTATTTGGCAGATACTTTTTGTCAGCATAACCCGCTTCAACGGTTTTCAATGCTTGCTCTGCGACTTTGACGTTCTGTTTATATGTGTACGATGCTTCAAGCCCAAAGCTGGACAGGAAACCAACAGATAAAAGCGAGTTCAAACCACTATAGCCAGCAGTAGTAAGAGCGTCCTGCATTTCCTCATTCAATCCCAAATTCGGAAGCATGGAAGACAGGGAGTCACCCGCTTTTTCAAACATAGAATCAAGCATGGACGCAATACCGCCGCTCTTGCTCTGCGCTTCCTTGGCATTTGTTACAGTCAACTGACTAGCCGCTCTGCCAGCTTCAATGCTGTTCCTGTTCTGCGCTTGCCAAATGGCGTATTGGTCGGAGTTAAGAGAGCAGTTGGGCGGCATGGTCTGCTTCATCGCAAACAGTTGTTCTTGATTGTTCTTTCCGAATTTATAATTGTTCGGTACACACACGATAACAGGATAGCCAGCCCCAAATGTGCAACAAATCTGGAACAGAGGAAGACCGTCAAAATCCTCATAATGGTAAATCTGTTCCTCGCCTATCTGATTGGAGACAACTATGCTTGTATAATCGTACCCCTTGAGAATCGGGTTAATTACATTAATCCCATTCTGAGAAAAGAGCGTGTCCGCTGACGGAACAGTCACGTTAATGATTTTCCTGTCGTAATAGGTGTAAATGGGTTTAATCGCTTCATCGCCTGTGCAGACAATCGGGCATAATTCAGCAGGAATACAGTAAATGCCAGTAATGCTCCCCAACTGTCCAGAATCATTCATATCCGTATTGAGAGCCGCAAGCGCATAAGAATTAATCTCCGTGGTGGAGCAGTTTATAAAATACGGACAGGATGCCATATAAACGCCGTCCAGAAGGAAACCTCTAGCATAGGGGTCGGTATACGGGTCATAGTTGTATGTAAGGAATTCGTGACTAGTTCCCTCACGAAAGTGAGCGGTTAAATCAATAGTTGAGTATACGACAAATGCCATATTGGTATTATTTGTTTTAAATTCCCATAGATTTCGCTTTGCCAGAACGGGATATTCTGAGCCCATACCGCGCAGAGGGAGCACAGACAAATCAGTTGTTGCGACACCATAGCCGCCAACATTCCAGAAGGGAGTGCCGTCAGCGTTGAAGTAATACGTTTGAATGAAATCAATATCTAGTTTCAGTTCAGTGCAGTTCAGATTTTTATACTTACGGTCCGTAACAAAACAATAAAACGTTTTGCTCTGCTCTGTATTCGGACGGTTTACAATCTTAACGTAATCCACTCTATATGAATTTTCGAATGAATACCCGCCGTTACTGGAGCAATCAACCTTGATGCTCTCACCTTGTTTCCAATATTTGCAGTTCGTGATTTTGCGCACTAGTTTTGATTGCAGGAATGTTTCACGCTGTGCACTCGTCTGAAATCCCCAAAGGTGTTTTAACTGCGGGTCAACCGCGCCTATCTGGTAAAGATAATACTCTGTATCGCGGAAAAGATTCTCAATCATTCATTCCCACCTTCCTTTTCGGGGGTTGCGACATACTGGTCATTGAGTCCGATGTTATAATCCAGATTGGCAAAATCTACCGTCAGATTGACACCGTATGCACCGAATTTAAAATTGATTTCATCAATGGATCTCTGTCTGGTTTGCAGTCTGTTTGTACGTTCGTGTACAACGTGACCATTAATTGCACTAACCTCTGTTGTAATCAGCCGCTCCCGTTTCGGGTCACCCTTGTTGGGAATGCCACAGAAGGTAAGGACTTCAGCAAGCAAGTTCAATTTATAATTCTGAAGTTCGTTGAATACCATAGGGGCACCAGTGTTCAAGGCGTTTACACCAGCGTTCACAGTGTTCCCGATTTCAGCGATAACGGGTTGACCTGTTGCCATTTTGCGGAATGCCAACTTCAAACTGTTCAACTGTCCTTCGTTCTGAGCGGTCAGCAGGATTGGTGTCCTCTGTGCGGCGATATTAACGTCAATAACCTTGTCTGTCTGAGACAGTCTGATAGCATACTGACGGAGCGCATTAATGTTACTGATTTTCATGTTGTTGTCGTAAATGATGACGTATTGGTCGGGGTTAAGGTAAATTTGATACCCATTCATTCCATACGCCCTAATCGTGGTCGGGTTGCCATACTGATTAAGACTTCCCTGTGTCGTGTAAGGAAGGATAAGAGGGCCGATAAACTCATCAATGAAAAACGCGACAGAACCGCGATACATTAACCATTGTTCAACCTGTGCCATATCGACAATCAAAGGCATACCAGTATAGGCGAAAACAGACGAGTAAAGCTGTTGAATGTCAAAGTACCATTTTGTAAATGTGTTTTCTATACCCGTCTGTGCGTCTCTAATCTCCTGCCCAATCATTCTGTCGAATTCCGTTCCTTTATATCTCATACTATCACCTCAAAAGAAAAGAGGAAGGGAATATTAAGTTATCCCTTCCTCTCTATTGTTATTTGACGATTAAACCGTCAGTGCGCCCGTAGTAGGATTCCAAGTCGCGGTATCCGTCTTGGTCGGGTCAGATACAAGCGTGGCCTTAATGGTGAGCGTTCCCGTCTGAGCAGTGCCGAAATGAACCATACCAGTAGCACTCACATAAGAACCGCCGTTCGCGCCTTCCAACGTCCACTTGACGTTCGTGTTGGTCGCGCCAGCGGGAGTGACGGAAGCCGTCATCTGGAGATTAGCACCTTTAGCGTAAGTTCCAGAGGTGTTAGTAATCGCAACAGCAGTACCAGCCGTAATCGTGCCAGAAGTAAAGGCGATGCAGTTGGAGAACGGAGAACGGCTGTAAGTACGCCAAATGTGCCAGAAATAATTCCAGTACAAACCTTCGGCGTTATACTGCTCTGTGAACTTATCCAGATTGTTGACTACCATCAGGAACTCATCATCACAGAGAATCGCGTATACATCGGGGTTGTCCGCGCCGAAATTGTCCACCAAGATTTTACGCCCCATAAATTCGGCTTTGTCCATGTTGAAAGCCGCCGCAAGGACATTAACGTCAATAATAGCGTCAATATCAGCACGAAGGAGAAGAACCTGTCGAGACTTCGGAGTGAAGTTTTTCACGCCAACAGCGTTATAACTTTCCGACATGAATTCCATCAGGTTGGAAGCCGCTTTGATGTTCGTGACGATGTTCTGGATGTTGGAAGTAGACGGGGCGGCAGTCTGAATGTAGAACATTTCATTTTTACTTTCGGCAAAAATGTTTTTCATCGAAATGAATTCATCATAATTCGCGCCCGAATACAGAGAATCGACAATGCCAGCAATCAGCGTACGCATACCCTGTTCAGACACAAACGCCTTTTCAAGCTGTTCCTCCGAAATGGTAGCTTTATAGAAAAGCTGAGAGTTCATCTGATGGTAAACAGCACCAATGTCAGGGATAACCCGTTTGTAAACCTCATTCTCCGCGACCTGCGGGTCGAATTCGTGAGCGTTAGCGACATTCACGAAAATCTCTTCGACAATATCGCCGTACTTTTCTGTGCCTTTTTTGAACACCGCAAGCGGGTTTTCGTACAGGCGGGAAGTGATAATAACCCGCGCGATACGGTTAACAAGGACGTTCAAAAACTGATTGGCGAGAGCCTTGTTATTAAGGATATACTGCCCGATTTCAGCAAGATTTGTGGCGGTTGCGGTCGGAATGCGTTCCGAAAGAGCGGGAGCGATTGCATTGATAACCGCTGAAGTGGTCGCGTCAAATACTTTTGCCATTGTTATGCACCTTCCTTTTATTAGCTGTCCTTAAATAGAGAATCGAAAGAAATAGCCCGGTTTCCGCCTTTTTCCTTCTCTTTATCTTCATCGGGCTTTTCACCCGATAAAAACCGTTCACGATACCTTTTATTAGCTTCATCAAGTTCCTTTTTAAGGTTATTCCGTTCAGCGTCAGCAGTTGCAAAATCCGCAGTCAGCTTGGTTTCTGAATCATAAAGGCGGTTAATTTCTGTGAGAATATCGTCTGAATTGGGGTTGTCTGTAAACAGTTTCGTAAATTCCTCTTTGGTCATTTTGCGTCATCCTTCCTGTGGAAATGTTCCTGTATTTCTTGTACTAGAGACTGCATTACTTTCGTATTTTCTGTCATCTGCACTCTAAATTCATCCAGTACGGTTTTTTGATAGTAAAACAAGTAGATAACAACCGCGACAGGGAAACCAACGCTAGAAATGAAATCAGAAATAGACTTGACATCCATATTAACCACCTCGTTTATGAAATTGGCGCGCGGAGAGGGTGTCAGAGCCTCAAACTGATATACCGCGAATTAACGCGCTAGACACGCACATCAGTTCCGCGCAACTTACATTTTAAGGATAATTTAATAGATGTCAATATGTTTTAAGGGCCATGCGTACAGCGTATTTGATTTGTTCATCATCGAACACGCACAATCGCGGGTCAAACTGGATAGATTTTAAATACGCGATAGTTGCACCGAATTTCGGGTCAATGTCAATCAATCTGTTATCCAGACGAACAAGGACAGGGAGAGAGGGAGATGTAAACAACTGTTGGCGGGTTGCCGCGAAACCGACTTGGTTTCTAGTCAGTTCGCATTTGTACAGATAGATTTCAGAATCCCTATATAATAGGGTCGCGCAGTAGGTCGCGTTCGCTTTACGCAAAAACCTTTTCATCGTATCAGCGTCATAGACGTTAGAATCTACCTCAAAATCGCCCTCGAAAGCTATCTCATTCCCGTCTATTTTTAATATGTCGGGTATTTCTTTTTCCTCTGTGTAACTCATCTGCGCGTATTCCACAGCGTACTTAACGCCAAAATGGTTTCGCAACAATCGCAGTTGACCGGGGTAAATATGGAGTTTGTCTATGTTTATGCCCAACCCTTCAAAATAGGGGTTGGCTTTGTTGAGTGTGTTACCAATAAGCCAGACGTTCAAATCGTCCCTGTCACGATTAATTGTGGAAACCAGCGACATAAACAGTTCAAACTCAACGGGCAAATAGTCTGCGCTATTCAGAAGTACAAATTCTTCCATAATAAGGCGGTTAATGTCTGGAAACTGTGCGGATTTGTATTTGTATTCTGTGTTAAGGATGAACACCCTTCCTATATAATCCTTCGGGGTTGTCTTCTTGTACGGGTCTTCTCCTGCATCAATGGCAAACCATTTTTGACCATCATACCATATTTCCTTACCGTAAGTGTCGCGCGTATATTCCATTAAATAATTGGACTGAAACCAAGCGTTCATCAGGTCATCCCTCGCATCAGTGATGAAGCGCAGGACACGCCCGAATTGTTTGATTTTATGGTTAAAATGGTCATCAATCAGGCTTTTACATACTGCGGTTGATTTACCGTTTGAACGTCCACCAAAGATTATATTGTATCGGGCGTTCTGCTCTTTTATCCGTTCATCGCTATAGTATTTCATAGTCCACCTCATAAAAGAAAAACGCGCATTTCTGCGCGTTCGTTAATTCTCTTACTTGAGAATGTGAAGCGTTTTCCCCTTAGTCCCGTAAGCCTTTGCAGTGAAAGAATCACAGCGGAAGCTATGCCCTTCAAACTTGGCGTTCACTTCTTCGGGGCTGGACTTCTCCAGTTCGCGGAGATAAGCGTTGCAGATGGTGTTCGGGAGATAATAGCTGTTACCATCATCGCACTGCACCACAACAGCGTTGCGGATTTCTCCAGTCTTTTTGTCAGTGAAATCTACAATGCGTTCTACCTTCGTGATGTTGTAAGTGCTTCCAACTTGCATCTGCTGAGTGCTGGACATATTGAGCATTTCGTTAAGACCGTAATTCTTTGCCATTGTGTTACTTCCTTTCTGTCAGTTGAAAAAGTAGCATGGTTTGCTGATTCTCTTTAACTATCATTATTCCTGCAAGCCCGACAGGGATAGCCAGCCCACAAACCATTAGTAAGGGCTAAGTGCACTGCTTGTCTGATGTACAAACAGCGGGAGACTCCACCCGAGAACCATGTTTATTATAAGACTTATATAAGAGGATTGCAAGAAAAAAGAAATTTCAGAAAATGCGAGAAAATGAGTATAAAAGCGTTGACAAATGGAAACTAAAGTAGTAAAATCTTAGACAGATAGAGAAACCACAACAAATCAAAAGGAGAGAAAAACAATGAAGAGCACTAACCCGAATAAGAAAATCACAATCGAAATCAACGGTGAGAAAATCACAGCAAGCAAAAGATTTTTCAATGAACTTTCCCTTCTTCTCCATGAGAGTGCTGAAAGAAGAATGAAAGATGGATTTGAACACTACGCAAAATCAGAGGAAAGAAAAGCTATGGTAATATATGAAGCACTAGCAGAAACTGGTTATTATAAGGAAGGTTAAATCCTTCCTTTTTCTTTTGCGCTGATGGTTTACCAATATTAAACTATAAGTTTAATACGCGCCATGCGATATAGTCAAAATATGAGTGCGTGATATTTATAAAAATTGAGATGTGATAATGAGCGTTATATATTAGTGAGTGTTATGTTAGGGGAAACTAACTTTTGGGAAATTATATTATATTT